TGGCCGGCTGATCCTCTGTGGCCGAACAAGAGCGCGCACCGTTACGTTGAGGCACGCTCACGCAAAGCGGCAAAGCGGGAAGCATACTACGCGACCAGGTTGATGATGCCGCACGATTGGGCACCAGCTGGCGAGAAGGTCAGCGTTCACCTGATCGCTCACTGCAAGCCCACCGGCCCGCATCCCGATAAAGACAATACCGTCGCGGCCGTGAAAAGTCACCTGGACGGAATTGCTGATGCGATCGGCATGAACGACCGCAGCTTCGAGGCTCCCACCGTCTCATTCGCCGATCGCTGCGAGCGCGGCAAGCTCATCGTGAGAATAGGCTGATGCTCAAGCAAGCAACCGGCCGCGCATACGATTGGGACCAACAACGTCTCAACCGCATCCGAACCGCCCAAATCAGATCGGACCTATCAACCGCTCGCCTTCAAGGAATGAAGGCCAGAACCAAGCTTAATCCTCCCCGACCAGCGGAAGGCAAATTCCCTCATCCAGCGCGCACCTGTGCCGAGTGGCGCCCATTTGAAACTTGGCAGGAGCGCCGCAACCCATGATGGAACCTATCGAACTGCCGTCGCGCACGCGCGTCTCGCATCGTCCGACAACGCAGATCCAGGAGTTGGTTGCAGTCTCCTACGGGCTGCATCCCAAGCACATGGTGTCGCCAGAACGCAGACGAGACATTGCTTGGCCGCGACAGATCGCAATGTACCTCACCCGCCAACTGACCAAAAGGTCATTGCCCTGCATTGGTGAGGCATTTGGTCACCGCGACCACACCACTGTCATCCACGCCATAAAAGCCGTCGAGAAGAGGATGCAAGCCGATCCTCTCTACCGCGCTGATGTCCAGGCTCTGCGGAAGGCGCTGACGAAGTGAGCGATCTAGAACAAACCTTCGCCGATCTCCTTCAAGTGGTCGAGCTTGAGACGGATCACGCGCGCCCAGGAGAGAAGCCAGGATGGGTGTATTTCGTGGCCTGCCCAGCGACGATGCGGCTCAAGATCGGCCATACCGGAGGCAACGTGTATGCTCGCGTCTCTGCCCTTCAGACGGGCTCGGCGAGTCCGCTCCGCCTTATGGCTAAACAGCCCGGAACGATAGATACCGAGCGCGCACTTCACGCGAGATTTGCCAAGCAGAGGGTGCAAGGGGAATGGTTCGAGGTAAACGGAGAAATCCTCGCCTACATGTGGGCCGTTGTCTGGGTCATGACCAGACTTTCCCTGAAATTTGGAGGCGACATCGAACCGTGGATGCTCTGCGGACTTCGCATGTTCGAGGATCAAGGCGGCCCACTCCCCGATGATCTCCACGCGCTTATTGCAAACGAGCCGGTTCACTAATGGCCGAGTTCCCCGCCCTTCCGCTGTGGACAGACGCCTACCTAGGCGACACCACACACCTGACGACGATCGAGCACGGCGCCTACCTCCTGTTGCTAATGACAGCATGGCGAACGCGCGACTGCGCGTTGCCTGACGATGACCGACTGCTTGCCAGATATGCTCGCCTGAACACCCAACAATGGAAGAGAATGCGCCCGATCATCGAGGCGTTTTTCACGATCGAAAACGGATTCTGGAAGCAGGGTCGTTTAACAGACGAGAGGGGAGCTGTTGAACGGCATCGCCTTCAACAATCAGAGAAGGGTAAAGCTGGCGCGGCCGCTAAGTCTTTGAAAAGACAGGAGCGGGACAAAGCCGCGGCCAAATCTGGCTCAACCTCTGCTGAAGCCCAAGTTCAACCGGACGCAAGCTCCCTTACCCATACCCAATGTTCCGAAGATAAATCTTCGGGCGGCGAGCCGCCTGCTGATCCGATCAAACAGGTTTTTGATCTTGGGGTGTCTATCCTGGTTGCTGCTAGCTGCACCGAGAAGAATGCCAGATCGCTCATCGGCAAATGGCGAAAATCCCACGGTGAGGCGAAGGTGCTTCAAGGCCTGCTCGATTGCCGGGCAAGAGGCATCAGTGATCCTGTCGAGTGGCTTGAGAAGCGCTTTGCCGGAAGCAAATACACCTCGGCCTCCGGTTACGAATATCGCGGCGACGAACGGGCTGTGATGCGTGAGGCCGAGAAGCGCGCCGATTGGGGCGTCTACTGGCAAGCCAAAGCGAACCTCGAAGGCGAAAGGCAAACAGCCAATGGGTGAACGCTCGTCCTGGACGCTGAAAGAGCATTGCGACCACGCCAATGCCCAGCTCGTGCTCAAGAACATCAATGAGGATCGCCGCAGAAAAGACATGGGCCAGGTTCGCTGGGTAATCCGCGACGGTCGCGTTGTCTGCGAGCTCTCACCCACCGGAGGAAGGTAATGACATCTGCCGAACAGAAAATCGCAGATCAGTGCTTTGCCGTTTTCCGTGACGCCTGCGCCGCATTCGAGCGCGGCGACATGGTTGAGCACGAACGGCTCAGGTTGGAGCACAAGAGACTTGCCGAGGTCCATAAGGCGTTGGCCGAGCGCGAAGAAAGCAGGGTTCAATAATGGCCCGCGCTCTCGGTTTAGCGCTCAAGACAGTGGGCGGTATCGTCGGCTCAGCCTTCCTGCTGTGCCTCTCCATCGAAGGTTATCACTGGTTTCAGGTCTGGCAGATTTTACGCAAGGGAGAGCGTTAGTGGCAAGGCGTAAGCATAAAACCAAGGTCGATCAGGTCGCGAAGCTGGCAATGTCGATCTTGCCTCCAGAGCAGCTTCGCAACAACCTATACGAAATCTGTGGCGTGGCCAACCATAGCGTGGCCGACCAGCGCGACAGCATGAGCCTGAAGCGCACCAAAACGCTTCGCCGGCGTACCAGGATTGAGCTGATGCAGAGAGCCGGGATCATCAATGCCGAGCAGGCTGCGGCATGTGAATTTTACGCCGCCGCTTATCAGCTCGGGTTCCAGACGATCGGATGCACAGCCAATTATGGCGGAGCCGGAGGGGGATCTTTCGGCTCATCCGACCTGCTCTCCCGCTACAAAGCCCAAGCCGAGGCTCGTGAGAACTACCACTTCGCCCGCCTCGCCATTCCTGCTCACCTCTTGCCGTCGCTAGACGCGGTTGTGCTGGAGACCGGCAGACCACCGCAGATGATGCGGAAGGAGGAGAAGCTTAGGTTCAGCTTGGCGGCGTTTTTACTGCTCGGGCAGATCGGCCATATGCTTGCGATGGCCGCTTGACGACAAAGCGAGCCAACTATATACAAATCGCTAGATTGTTTTCGCGCGCCCGCAGCAACCGCTGTCAGGGCGCGTTTTCATTTCGGCGCCAGAGTGTTTCCCCCTGCGCTCGCTCGCCGATCCCCGCGCCCGATCATCCGACACACCCACTGGAAGCTCTAACGTAGCTTAGCCGGTCGGCAATGATTGCGGCGCGGGGTTTTATTCTGGAGGCCAGGATGGGCGGTTTCGGACTGTCTACGCGCCTCAAGAATTTCGGGCGCCGTGGCAGCAGTGGCAGCACACCAACCAACGCAGTCACACGCGAAAATGGCGGATACGCCCTTCGTGAAGACGGCTCTCGCTTTTTGAGGGAGGCATAGTTGGCCGATACCAAGATTTCAGCTGAGACCGCAGCCAATGCCCTAGACGGAACCGAGCTTGTTCTTGGTGTCCAGGGCGGTGCCAACGTCAAGATCACTGGCGCCCAGATCCGAACCTACGCGCAAGCCAATCTCGGCACGGCATCACTCAAGAATCTCGCAGTCGGAACGTCCGCACCGGGCAGCCCATCGGTCAACGATCTCTGGGCCGACACCAACTAGAAGGATTTTCGGCATGGCTGACAATGGACAATTCTTTCTCGATACAAAAACCCCGTTCCTCAACGCAGACCCTTCAGCGGTTACGCTCGCCACGACCTATAAGGCGCTGGTCCCGGCTGCCTCTCTTTCTCCGCTCGGCACCAATTATTTCGGCTATGTCGGTAAGGCGGTGAGAATTTGGGCGTTCGGGCGCATCACGACCGCCGCCACGCCTGGCAATATCCAGCTCGGCATCCTCTATGGGACAGGCGCAGACGCCAACGGAACGACCATCGTGCAAAGCGGAACGGTGGCCCTTGTTGCCTCACAGACCAACCTCAGCTGGTCGCTGGACGTTGATATCGTCTGCCGTTCGATCGGCTCTGCGGGAACACTGATCGGGCTTGGAGAAGCGCATTTCAATGTTGGTGTTATTGCTTCGACCAACCAGCCCATCATGCTCCCGGCCTCGGCTCCTGCCGTATCGGCCAGCGTCGATCTCACCTCTGCGACCAGCCTGCTCAGCCTTCAGGCGCTGCGCTCGGGTTCAACCGCTGAGACGATGCAGGTCCACGGCTTCAAGATGTTTGCGTTGAACTAATGCCTGTCCGGCTTATCGCCAGACAACCGCTGCGCTGTTCTAGTGGCGGATGGATGGTCGATAAGGGGCCACGCCCGGTCAATACGGCATCTATTCCAGCATCGTGGCGGCCCGCTCTGCTCAAGGCCTGGGACGGCACCCAGTGGGTGACGAAGCCGCTCAAAGTCTGGAACGGAACGGCGTGGGTCACAAAGCCCCTCAAGTTCTTCTCCTCCGCGCTGGTCAATACGCGCTCGCCTAATACCGCAGACGGGGCAGCTATTGTCGGACAGACACTCTTCGCTACCGACATGGGGGATTGGACGAGCACACCATCATCCTTTGTGATCGATTGGTATGACGATGTTGGTCTCGTCGAGTCGAACCAGGATTATTATCTGATCCCGGACATCGAACTCGCCCAGCATATTTATTACAAGGTCACGGCCACGCTCGGTGCGGAGACCGCCTCGGTGATGTCAGCTGGCACGGTCTCGGTGATCGATATCGATCTTTCGAACGCAATTGTCGATTTTTCGCGCACATCGGCTTCCGGTGTCGTTCCAATGACGTGGAGCCTCACCTTCGGCTCCAACGTTTACGCCGGCTACATGACGCGGTGGGAGGTCGCCGCAAGCAACAGCTTCTCAGAAACGACCAATCTTCAGGACGTTTACTATCAACTGACCGACGATGATCTCCAGCCGGGGGTCAATCTAAGTTCGGCGCTCGCGGCAGCGGGACTAGGCGCAACCGTCACCGGCAGTATCAGTGGAACAACCCTCACTGTCACCGCTGTTAGCCAAGGCACGTTGACTGTCGGGCAGGCGATCAGCGGAACGGGCGTCACGGCCGGAACAACGATCACTGCTTTGGGTACGGGCACTGGTGGGACTGGAACCTATACCGTCAGCGCCTCGCAGACCGTCAGCAGCACGGACATCACTGCCGCTGTCGGTCCCACGCAATATATCCGCCTAACGGTGTTCGCCACCAGCCCCAACGGAATTGGACATACCTACACTTATCCAGCCGCACTGACTCCAACCGATCCGGCTGGGCATCGTTATTGGAAATACACGGTAACGGCGGGAAGCTATTCGATTCTTCGGACGATCGCTGTCGCCACCACTGTCAGTGGGACCGATATCGCTGGAGGTCGAACCTATAGCTACACGCCATCCAACTGCGAGAATATCGGCGGGGCTTTCGACAGCGACCAGTGGTTCGATGCTAATACAGCGACGGCGGGCGGCTTTGACACCAACACTGCCGCACTTCCGAATGCCGTCACGATCGATTTCGGCAGCGCTGTCGATCTCCATGAACTTCGGCTCAGTCACTACAGCCCGACTGCTTTCCCGCCGAGTGCGTTCACCTTCGCTTATTCTGACGACAACTCGTCATTCACGACTGTTGTTTCCCCAAGCGGTCTCACCTGGACCTCTGACGAAATAAAGACCTGGAGCTGGTGATGATGAAGCATATTCTCATTGCCCTCTCTCTACTCCTTGGGCTGAGCGCGCCGGCCTACGCTGTGGAAATCAATAGCGATGTTGGCTGTGACAGCTCCGGCGCATGGATGCCAGAAACGGGATGGTCGGTCTCGGGCTCAAAATGTGTAGCCTCGTCCGCAACCCGTATGAAAATGCTGATGCAGATGAGCTCTGCGATCAAGAAGAACCACGATTACAAGATCACTTTCACCGTCTCGGGAGTCTCTGGGTCTGGCAAACTACGCGCGTTCGTTGGTGTGCAGATGCCGAGCGCTCCCACGGGAACAAACATCCTCGCTTCGTCGGTATCGGCGGTTCCTGATAACTTCACCACATCCCTCGGTCTGACCACCTCCGGCGCTATTTGGCGCAGCACGACCGGCCCTGGCGATGACCCTGAACGCAACGGATCAATGCGCATCTCGTGCATCAGTGCTGGCTTCAAGCGCGTCGATCCGCTGGTTTATCCCGGCACTCAGTCTCCGCACACGCACGAGTTTGTTGGTGCATCCAACATTGGTGAAAATTGGACTTACAACGACTTCCGCACCAAGGCGCAGTCGAGCTGCACCAACCTTTACGACCCGAGGCACACGGTTTTGCGTTCTGGCTACTGGTTCCCAGCGGTCATCGACGGCAACGGGAATTACAAGCGCACCGCGCCGTTGCTGATCTATTACAAAGGACCTTCAAATCCTTCTCAGCCAGCAAGCGTGGCGCTGACCGGCTCGATTTCGGGAACGACCCTGACCGTCACTGCAAACGGCGGTGTTTCTGCCCCGATCAGTCCTGACGGCGAGTTCATTACAGGCGCGGGAATCACGGCGGGGACGCAGATCATCAGCCAGCTCACCGGCACGAACGGAGACGTTGGCACTTACCAGCTTAATAACTCGATGACGGTTGGCTCAGAGACCATTACACTAATCTCGCCTTACAAGAACGCTGGAGAAGTTGACGGGACGGCCGCGTCGATGTGCGCCGCTTTCTCCACGACGACCGATTGCCAGAACGTCCCGCGCGGCCTTCGTTTCACCTTTGGCTATAAGGGATCGTTCAACGCCACGGTTTCGACCGACAATAACTGCGGCCCGGACGATGCCGTGAATGTTGGTTCCTCGACCACCGAGCGGTGTTCCGGTAAGGACCTCATGGTAGCATGGCGCTGTGCCGGTGGTCCCAATGGTGAAGGTGCCGCGACCGGCGTTGAATATACTTCGGCCTACACCACTCTTCATGCGATCATGGCTGCTGGTGTCTGCGTGGTTGGTTCGTGGGTTGAGCGGGCGATCGGCTTCCCGTCCTGCTGGGACGGAACCTATGTCGATACGCCTGACCACCGTGCTCACATGAGCTGGGGTAACGACACCGCGCATTGCCTCTCGGCTCACCCCGTCAAGCTTCCGCAGATCTCGTTGTTGTTGTCCTATCGTGTCGATCCGACATTCCTGGCCGGGCTCTGGCATCTGTCCTCAGATGAGATGGCTGCTTGCTATGACACTTCGGGTCTCGCTGGCTGCACCGAGCACGCGGATTATTGGGAAGCATGGTCAGACAGCGTTCGCGACACCTGGTTTCAGCATTGTAACTTGGCACACAACAGCTGCACCAATGATCTCGGTGACGGTACTTCGCTGAAGGGCGCCACGACGGACTCATTCGGCAATCCCAACGGCCCGATCTTCGGTTCGCAATTCCAATTGAACGACAGAACCCCACCCGAGAACCTTGGCATGTCGAAGGACATCACTGCCAACGGGACCTATACTGTGTACCTCCGCTCACCCGCAGCGGGCGTGTGGGGTTTCATGGGGCTGAAGAACTTTTCGGGATCGGTTGACAGCATCTCGGTCACCGACCTTGGCCTTGCGGCGAAGGGACCAGTGACGGTCCACAATTAGGCTGAGTATGTATCTGAGCAGCGAGCCGTGCTCACGGTTCTGACGGGCGATCCAGCATTTATCGCATTCGCCAAAGGGCACATGGAAGCAGCTCATCGCAACAACCACCATGCACATACGGCCACAACACCGACAGTGAACTGAACGCCGCCAACCGCAAGGAAGAACGGCCACCACTCTCGAACAATAGAACGCATGAACATATCCCTCGCTAATACCGAGCAGAGGCAAGCCGATTCACTTACGTCAATATAAACAGGAAGTAAACGGATATGAGCGCAATCGCTTCGGGCACTTCCAGCGTCCGCCTTCTCTCCGCGAGGGCCGGCAGAAACGGCTTCGTGGTCGAGAACAGCGATGCCAATCGCCTTCATGTGCTCCTCGGATCAGGAACCGCAGACACATCAACATCCTATAGCTTCAGCTTGGCCCAAAATGAGACATCCGCGCTTCTGACATACAATGGTGATGTATTCGGCATCTGGGCCGCTGACGGTTCTGGCTACGCACTCGTAACTGAATGGTGAGGACGATGAGCGACAAATCCAAGCGTCCGCTTCCGCACGTACCTTCAGCAGATGAACAGCGGGCCAGAGCTGCTCGCCAGGCAATGTTCAACGCCATGCTCAAGGATGCGCTAGATGGCTGAGCGCGACTTCGCCGACGATATCGTGGAAGAACTGCTCGATCGAGTTTCCAAGGGAGAGCAACTCGTCAAGCTCTGCGCCGACAAGAGAATGCCAGCTCGCTCGACGGTCTATTCGTGGATTGATTGCGATCCTGACTTTGCTGGACAGTTCCGTGCGGCGCGCGCGCGAGGTGTTCATGCTCTGGCTGAGCAATGCCTTGAGATCGCTGATGAGCCAGTGAGCAAGGACGACAGTGTCGCGGTCGCCAACAAGCGCGTTCGGATCGACACTCGTCTGAGGTTGGCAGGCAAATGGCTAGCCGCTGAATATGGCGACAAGCTCGACGTGAACTACAATGCGGAGATCACGCATCGGCATGACCTTAGCGGCTACAGCACAGATGAACTCGACACGCTTGAAAAGCTTGTCGCAAAGAGTTCCGACGCTCCGAGAGATACGGGCAGAGAGGGCGCGGAGAAGCCTGGGAGCGTTCACTAGCTACACCGAGCCCGCTTATGAACTGGCGGGGCATCAGGCGAAGCTGGACGCAGCCTTGGAGGCTGTTGAGCGGGGCGAGATCGACCGGCTGATGGTGTTTATGCCGCCGCGCCACGGCAAGAGTGAAAAGGCGAGCAAGCGTTTCCCGGCTTGGTATCTGGGAAGGAACCCGAAGCGGCAGATCATCGCATCGAGCTATAACAGTGATCTGGCTACCGATTTTGGTCGTGAAGTTCGTAACATCATGGCTTCGCCTGAATATGGCGAGGTGTTCAGCCATGTTGGGTTGAGGCAGGACAGCCGAGCGGCCGATCGGATGAACACCGATCAGGGCGGTGCATATTTCGCTTGCGGTGTTGGAACTGCAACGACTGGACGCGGCGCGCACCTTGGACTGATTGATGATCCGTTCAAGGATCGTGAGGACGCAGACAGCGAGATTCAGCGTGAAAAGGTGTGGCGCTGGTATCGCTCGACCTTCTTTACGCGGTTGATGCCGGGTGGGGCAATTGTGCTGGTTCAGACGCGTTGGCACGAAGACGATCTGGCTGGACGGCTGTTGGAGTTGCAGGGCCGCAAGGAAGATGGCGGCGAATGGACCGTGCTCGATCTGCCCGCACTGGACGAACAGGGCCACGCTCTTTGGCCGGAATGGTATGACGAAACGGCTCTTGAGCGGATCAAGGCCACGATCGGCCCGCGCGAATGGTCGGCGCTCTATCAGCAACGACCGCAGCCTGACGAGGGCACGTTCTTTCAACGCGACTGGTTCAAGGAATGGGAGAAGAAGCCAGCTCTCCGTTACTATGGAACCAGTGACTACGCTGTTACGGATGGCGGCGGCGACTTCACCGTCCACAGAGTGTGGGGCATTGATCCCGAAGGCTGCATCTATCGCGTTGATGGGTGGCGAGGCCAAGCGACGTCGGACGTGTGGATCGAAGAGAAGCTGAATCTAGTAGACAAATACAAGCCCTTTGCCTGGTTCGGCGAAGGCGGGGTTATCCAGAAGGCGGTTGAGCCGGCCCTGATGCGCAGGATGCGTGAACGCAAGAGCTTCTGCCGATTGGTGTGGCTGCCGAGCGTTCATGACAAGCCGACGCGGGCACGGAGCTTCCAGGCAATGGCGGCAAGTGGCCGAGTGTATTTCGAGAAAGGCGCGGACATCAGCGAGTTCCTGAGTTTCCCCGCCGGCAAGCATGATGATGACGTGGACACAGCTTCATTGATCGGGCGGGCTCTGGACCAAGCTCATCCGGCGATCATTCACCCGCAAGTTCCACCGAAGAATCCCCCCGATCTGTGGGGCCGCAAGAAGGATGGCGAGTCATGGAAGGTGATGTGACCACTTCCCTCGCCGACTACAAGAAGATGTTCGCGGACGCTCGCGATCTGCTCGCCGACAACCGCAAAGAGCAGCAGATCGACGACGATTACTACCACGGCTATCAACTCACTCCTGAAGAGCGGAGAGCCTTACAGAAGCGCAAGCAGCCGGACACGGTGTTCAATCGCTACCGGAAGAGTATCAACGGCACGTTGGGGGTACTAGAGAGCGGCGAGACCGATCCGCGGGCTTACGGCCGCAATCCCGGCGTGGATGAGGACGCTGCGGATGTGGTGTCGAAGACGCTGCGGTTCGTGGCGGACCTCAACGACTTCCATGAGCTGAGGCTGCGCTGCGCTTACGATTATCTCGTGCCTGGAACCTGTGCTGCCTTGGTTGAGGTTGGTGAGGACAATAGGCCCAAATTAACTCAGATCCGCTGGGAAGAGTTCTTTCACGATCCCCGCTCGCGAATGTGGGACTTCTCCGATGCGCGCTACATGGGCATCGCCAAATGGATGTACGCCGACGACCTCACTCGGATGTACCCCGACAAGGCGAAGGAGATCGAGGACGCCTTAGGTTCTACTGGCCCGATCACCATCGACGACACGTTCGGTGACAGGCCGCGAGACAGCCTCTCCAACTGGGTCGATGCCCGCAAAAGACGGCTGATGGTGGTGGAGATTTACCACCGCGAGGGTCAGGGTTGGCTCCGATGCGTGTTCCATGCCGGCGGGATATTGGAAGCTAGTCCCAGTCCGTATTTGGACCAGAGGAAACAGCCCGAATGCGCGATCGTTGCCCAATCCTGTTATGTGGACCGCGAAAACAATCGGATGGGGGTCGGGCGGGACCTCAGAACCCCGCAGGATGAGTTCAACAAGAGAAGGTCAAAGCTCCTCCACGAGACCAGCAACCGCCAGATGCAGGCCATGCCCAATGAAATGGGGCAAATGGCGCTGGCGACCGATGCGGATACTGTACGGCAGGAAGCGGCGAGACCGGACGGGATCATTCCGCCGGGCTGGATGCCGGTACAACGGGCGGATATCTTCACCGGCCAGGTCAATCTGTTGCAGATGGCCGAAGCCGAACTGGATCGGCAGGGACCGAACCCGGCCATTCTCGCCCGGTCGGCATCCTCTGCCTCGGGCAGATCAAAACAGGTCGATCAGCAGGCCGGTCTGACGGAAGACGCGGTTGTCTATAAGGGCATCCATGCGTGGGAAATGCGCATGTACCGCGCAATGTGGAACCGCTGCCGTCAGTATTGGACCGCGCCTGATTATATCCGGGTCACTGACGATCTGAAGTCGCCGCAGTTCATCGGCATCAATCAACCGCAAGTAGGAACGCAGATCGGCCGCAACCCTGAGACGGGAATGCCGGAGATTCAGCAGGTCGTGCTGGGCTATGGGAACCAATTGGCCGAACTGGATGTCGATATCGTTCTCGATGTGGTGCCTGACACCGCTGCTTTGGCTGACGAGCAGTTCCAGGCATTGACCGAACTGGCGAAAATGTACGGCCCGCAGGAAGTGCCGTTCGACGATCTGCTGGAAGTGTCGAGCATCCCCAACAAACGGGAGCTGATCGAGAAAAGGAAAGCGAGAGCCAAGCAGGCCGCACAGCAGGGCGGACAGGGCCAGCAGATGCAATTGCAGGCCGCAGCCGTGGAGATTCAGGACAAGGCCGCCGCCGCTCAGCTGAAGCAGGCACAGACAGCCAAGACGCAGGCCGAGACAGAAAAGCTTGGTTACGAAGCGCAAAACGAGATCATCAAGCCGCATCTGGAGGTCGTGAAAGCCGGTTTTCAGATCGGACAGAGACAACCGCCGCCGGGTTTGACGGGCGCTACAGGCTAGACTGCATCTAGCAATGGGCCGCCGCCAATCGGGCGCATCGTCACTGCGACGTCAAGCAGAGGGATGATCATGGACAAGCTGGAATTTTTGGACGGCGCGGAAGCGCCGAATGAGGAAGTTGTGCCAGCGGAAGCCGCTCCGGCGGAAGTCGCTGCCGAGGAAAAGCCCGAACGTCCGCGAGGACCGGACGGCAAGTTCGCGCCCAAGGAGAAGGCTGAGGCTCCTGCTTCGCCAACTCCAGAACCCGCACCTACTGCTGAACCCCCACAGGAACAGCCGATGGTGCCGCTCGCGGCGCTGCACGAGACCCGCGACAAGGTCAGAGACCTCGAAGCCCGTCTCGCTGCAATGCAACCCAAGCAGCCAGCACCTCAACCCGCGCTCGGCCCGGCTCCCGACATGTTCGAGGACCCGGACGCCTATCAGGCGTGGCAACAGCAGCAGATCGTCAATGCGACCCTCAACCTCTCGGAAGAGATCACGCGGGAAAAGTATGGCGACGAGCTGGTGGACGCAGCCAAGGCGTGGGCCACCGAACAGTTTCAGGCCCGTCCCGGCTTCGCTCAGGAGGTCCTGAGCCAGCGCAATCCCTACGGCTATGCCGTCAAGCAGTACCAGAAACAGCAATCGCTTTCCCAGCTGGGAGACGATCCGACAGAGATTCAAGCCTACCTCGCCTGGAAACAGGCCCAGCAGGCTCAGCCGGCGGCTCCGGCCGCCACAACCCCACCTCAGCGCCCTCCACAATCGATCGCCTCTGCACCTTCAGCCGGAGGATTGCAGTCACAGGCGGTCGGGCCGGGAGTGGCGTTTGATTCAATCATAAGGTAATTCGAAATGGCTGAAGTCACCCTCGCATCTGCTTCCGAAAAGCAGAAGTGGATCAGCGACTATTTCGCTGAATATGTCCGGCAGTCCGGTTTTTCCGGATACATGGGCCGGTCCAACAACTCGATCATCATTGCCAAGTACGAGCTTCAGGAAGAGGCTGGCAAGACGATCAACATCCCGCTCATCACGCGGCTGAAGTCGGCGACCGGCGTTACCGGTTCCGGCGTGCTCGACGGCAACGAGGAAGAGCTCGGCAACTACAACTGCGCGATCTCGATCGACTGGCGCCGCAACGGCGTCCGTGTTCCGAAATCGACCAGTTTCAAGACCGAGATCGATCTCTTGAACGCCGCTCGCGACATGCTGCGCACGTGGGAAGCCGAGAAGATCCGCGACGATATCATCAAGGCAATGCTGTCGGTGGTCACGACTGCCGACACGACCGTCAACATGGCGGATTCGTCGGCGGCCAACCGCAATGCTTATGCGGCGGCCAATTCGGATCGGTTGCTCTTCGGCAACGCGCTGTCGAACTATTCGGCGACGTGGGCGACGGCGATGGGCAACATCGATACGACCAACGACAAGTGCAACGTCGCGCAGATGAGCCTGATGAAGCGCATCGCCAAATTGGCCGATCCGCACATTCGTCCGTTCCGGTCGAAGGTTGGGCAGGAGTTCTTCGTGGCGTTCCACGGCTCCCGCACTTTCCGCGACCTGAAGGCGGACTCGACCATGACGCAGGCCAACCGCGATGCGCGGCCCCGCGATGTGGAAGAGAACCCGATCTTCCAGGACGGCGATCTCATCTATGATGGCATCATCCACCGTGAGGTGCCGGAAATCGATGCGGTCGCAGCCAATGGCGGCAATGCCTACACCTTGAACGGCGTCGGCGCGTCATCGGCGGATGTCCGTCCGGTGTTCCTCTGCGGAGCGCAGGCCGTGGGTATCGCTTGGGGCCAGGAGCCAACTCCGAGAACCGACACGGCGAAGGACTATCAGTTCCGTCCCGGTGTCGCGATCGAGGAGCTGTTGGGCGTCAAGAAACTGGCGTTCAACGGTCTCCAGCAGGGCATGGTCAGCGGCTTCTTCGCTGCGGCGGCCGACAGCTAAGGAGGGACAGATGCCTGAGATTGGCTCCGGCGATCCGAGTGACCCGCTGTTTCAGCAGGCCCTTGGTTTCACTCCCAAGGCTAAACCGAAGGCCAAGCCAAAAGCAAAGCCCAAGGCAAAGCGCAAATAACCATCATCGAGTGAGCGGCCCTTCGGGGCCGTTCGCTTTTGGAGATACGAAATGGCGACTTATTCAAGCTCTCAGGTGACGAACAGCATTCCCCTGTCGCACCACGGCCCTGGCGGCAACGTCAAGGTCGCATTCGCGGATATCAACTGCACCGCCGCGCCGTCCACTTCCGACACGATCAACTTTTTCGATCTGCCGGCTGGCGCGAGGGTTCTCTTCGCTATCCTGGAATCGGACGACATGGACACCAACGGCACCCCGACGCTCACCATCAACGTGGGTGATGCGGGCTCGGCGACGCGGTACTTCTCCGCTTCGACCGTGGGCCAGGCCGGCACTCTGTCAACGGCGATTGCCACGGCGGGTGCGGGTTACTCCAACACGGCCAAAACCCGTGTCGTAGGGGTGGCGGGCAACAACGCCGCAACCGGCGCTGCCGGGCACCTCTATCTGACGATGTTCTACGTCCTCGAAGGCGTGGCGTCCTAACGATCGGTGGGGGCTGTAATGGCTCCCACCTTTCCTTTCGGGGAGGGTGATTGATGGCAACCTGCCTCGATATCATTACTTATGCCATGCGCTCGCTGGCGCAGTTGGCCTCTGGCGAGCCACCTACCTCGAAGGAAAGCGACGACGGACTTGTCGCACTCCAGTCTTTCTATGACGAGCTGGTCATGTCCGGCATGTTCGGACGACTTGAGGATGTCTACCTCACTGCCAATGATACGGCGGAAGAGGGAAAGAGATATCTCCTAGCTTCCGGCATCACGCTCATTGAACCAACGATCATTCTCGCCGCTGACACGGACGGTGGGGTAGACCGGCAGCCAAGAGACCTGTCGCTGTATGAGAAGCTGACGAGCACCGGAACGCTTACGCGCAGGCTCTATGATCGCACATCATGGGTCAATCTGACGGGGCTGGCGCTCACCGACACGGCTCCTTTGTCCGGAAGAGGGGCGATGGGCCTTGCTGCGGCGGTAGCGTGCTCTGGCGGCTTCTCGGACATGTTCGGAGCCACTGCCGGGCCAGCGCTTCTAGCCAGGTCCCAGCGGTTCCTGTCGAGCCTTTCGCATAAGCTCGGTTCGACTCGCGACCGTCTCGCGGCGGAGTATATGTGAGTGCCCTCCATTTCCTACGGCTCGGGAGCCTACAAAAGGACAAATGGGAGCCTCCCACCGCTCACGCTCATCAACATGTTTCTGGAGCAGGCCAAGACATCGGAGCAGGGAGTAGGCCTCTTATCCCGTGAGGGACTGGCTCAGTCTTCGGCGGTTGGAGGCGGGCCGATTAACGGCATCTTCTCCAAGCAGGGCTGTTTCAATGGCGACCTGTTCGCCCTCTCCGGCAATGCGGTTTACCGGGGAACAACCTATCTGGGTGCGATCACCGGGGCCGGGCCGATTTCCATCGATGGCTCGGACAATGAGATTGTCATTACAAGGGGAGGCACGGCTTACAGCTATAACGGCACCGATCTTCAGCCGATCGCCTTCCCTGACGGGGCCAATGTCCGGGCTGTATGTTTCATCAATGAAAGGTTCGTGTTCGTCCGCGATGGGACGGCAAAATTCTATTGGTCCGACATTCTCGATGGGCGGACGGTCGATGCGCTCAACTTCGCCACTGCGGAAAGGCAGCCGGATCAGCTCCTCGACGTGAAGGCACGGGGAGACATTCTCTGGTTGCTTGGACAGGCGACCATTGAGGCGTGGAGCAACGACGGAGCCGACGTGGACATTCCCTTTTCACGCATCGAGCAGGTTGTCTTCGACGTGGGAACTATCGGTACGGGCTGCACCGTCCAGGCGGACAACACATTGTTTACCATCGGCCATGATGGAGTTCTTTATCGCACCGGAGAAGTGCCTGAGCGGGTTTCCGATCATTCCATTGAGGAGCGCATTCTCAGCTCCACGGCACAAAAACTATTCACATTCAAATATCAGGGCCATGAGTTTCTTGCTATAAGATTAGACGAAGAAACCTTGCTCTATGATGCGGCCACCCAGGAATTTTGCGAGTTTCAGTCATCACAGGCTAATTGGATCGCGCATTGCGCGACAATGGTTGGTGATGTGGCCTATTTCGGTCATTCATCCAGCAATCAAGTGATGATCTTCGATGGTTGGACTGATGTTGGCGACGAATTAGAGCGCCGCTTCTCTGCCGCCCAGCAATTGGACGTGCCGCTGTCGGTCAACAACATCCGTTTGTGGTGCAATGCCGGGCATACGGAGGTGCTAAGCGGCCAGGGATCAGACCCACAAGTTGAAATGCGCTATTCGAGGAACGCCGGCAATAGCTGGAGCGGCTACAGCTCGGCCAGACTAGGAGCGGCCGGGCAATATCGGACGGTTCCGGCATGGAGAAGGCTGGGGCAGTTCGACTTTCCGGGGCTGTTGTTGGAGTTTCGGCTGACCGACCCAGTGCCGTTTCGGGTCTCAGCGGTGAAAGCCAACGACTTCTCGGGCGGGCGGTCGCGTGCCTAAGCTTCTCGACAGACTGACGGGGCAAAATTCATCGGGAGTCGCCTTTAGGAAGCTGTGGCAAAAGAACTGCGAACTTATTGAAGCCCAGTTCAACGATATCTTCCTGGCGCTGGCTTCAATTTCCGAGGTCGCCCCGATCACTATTGTTGCCGATTACACAGGAGCAGTGAACCCGGCGAACCAGCTGCCTTATCAGGTGGCGATCAAGCGGTTCAGCGGCGACACGGACGTCACCACATCGGCGACTTGGTCGCTTACTGCCGATGCCGGGATTACTGCCTCAATCGGAGCTTCCACGGGCCTCCTCTCGATCACCGCGATCACGGCTTCGGGGACAATCACGATTTCCAGCATCTACAACGGGATCACGAAAACCAAATTGGTTCCGGTCACGCTGAGCATCGGCGCTACGCCTTCAACGGGATCTGGTGGCGCCGGGTCCACTTCTTCGGACACGACATTCAATTCGATCAGTTCCGCCACCCACGCCGCAATTTCGGATGAGCTTACGGTCACGGTTGGATCGTCGGGAACAGTCACGCTGAACGCCGCCTCATTAACGGTGCGGACGGCCAAGGATACGGCCGGCACTTTCCCGGTCTATGGTCTCTGGCGATGGTGGAACGGAGCGGCGTGGGCCGATGTCGGAACCGAGGTTCAGAGCAGTCCGGATTGTGCGCTCGAATATGACTCCGAAGTCGGGATTTACTTCTTCAGTCCGTCAGGAAGCTTGACCGTCAATACTTCGAAAACAGGGCTGGGCGTCGGCACCAGCCAGAAGTTTCAATTATATGCCCGTAATTCCTCCGGAACGCGGACGATGACCTTCACCGGGACTGCCTCGGCAATCCCATGATCCGGCGTGCTTCGGTCGAGGATGTCGAGAACATCAACGACTGGATCTATCGCGACAGCGGCAAGAGGCCGGATTTCAGCTTCTTTCTCGCCGACCGGATGAATGTCTGCCTCATCGAAGGTGAGGGCGGGGCTCTGTTTGTGTGGCGGGGGCCGGGGATTTTCGAGGTCCACGTCTTCTTTACCCAGCGGGGGAAATCAGTTTTGCGCCTCTCTCGTGAGATGCTTGAGATCATGCGCCGGGATTATGGAGCTGAGACGTTCTGGGCGGCGGTTCCTGTCGAATCCCGCCACGTCATCATGTTCACTCGCCTGATGGGCTGGAAGTCACGCGGTTTCGCCGAGCTCCCGCAGGGCCGGTGCGAACTTTTCATCGGAGAATAGGATGCCCCCAGCAATCATTGCCGCTGGAGCCGTTGCTGCCGGCACCATTGGCGGTGCCGTGATTAGCTCATCGGCCCAGAAGAAAGCCGCGAAACAGGCCAATGCCGCGCAGCAGCAGGCGACCGATGCTCAGCTCCAGCTTGGCCGCGAGAACATCAATTTCCAGCAGGGCATCTATAACCAGAATAGGGCATTGCTCAGCCCGTTCGTGGACCGGGGAAATGTCGCCGGGCAATCCATTAATGCGTTGCTCGGGCTTCCCGCCGCGCAAGCGACACCACAGCCGGCGCAATCCTACGCGCAATCCTATTCGCCGGGACAGCCGACCAATTCCATGTGGGACGCTTATTTGTCCGCAAATCCTGATGTCGCGGCGGAATCCAGACGGGTGACGGCCGATGGTGAGTTCTCATCGCCTGAGGATTATGCGGCATGGCACTATCAGCATTACGGGCAGAATGAGGGAAGGCAGCTTCCCCAGCCCCAGACGGCTCCTGTGGCGGCCCAGGAGCCAGTTGCGACCACAACTACAGCACAGCAGCCTCTCGATGCCGCCGGGGCATTCAACAACTTCGCCAATTCGGCAGGGATGCAGTTCCAGCTCCAGCAGGGCGAAAACGCGATCAATAATGGTTATGCGGCCAAAGGCCAGCTTCAATCCGGGGCTGCGCTCAAGGGCCTCCAGAACTACGGCCAGCAAACCGCGCTCAATAATTACTTCTTGCCCTATCTGGGGCTTCTTGGCGGGCAGCAGGCGACGGGAGCACAGGCGGGTTCAGCAATCGCCGGAGTGGGGTCTAACTTCGGCAATACGGTCTCCAACATCTACGGCCAGCAGGGCAACGCGATTCAATCCGGAGCCAATGCGGCTTCCAATGCGGCCTTGCTGAAGGGACAGGCAAACTCGAACATGTGGTCCGGGATCGCGTCAGGGTTGGGCACCTTCGCCTCAAGCTTCTCTCCTGCCACGAAGGGCTTCTAGGATGGCTGATGTCAATTGGGCTCTTGGCCTTCCCCAGCAAAACGCCGGCAACGCCTTTCTCGACGCCTTCAAGCAGGGCCAGCAGCAGCGGCGACAGGATCAGGCGCGGCAGGCTTTGGGGACGCTTGTTCAGAACCCCAATGACCCGAAAGCCCTGGCCGCATTGGCTCAGGTCGATCCGCAGAGCGCGATGGAGTTCCGTAAGCAGCAGATCGAATATTCCAAGGCCCAGTTGGCCCAGCATCAAGACTCTATTCTCAAAGGTGCAGAGATCATTCGCCAGATCAACCCCAAGGACCAGAGGGGATGGGATCAGGCGCGGGCTCTAGCCGCTCAAGCCGGTATCGATATTTCGCAAGTGCCGCCGACCTTCAATCCTGAATACGCACAGGGGCTGATGTCGCTCGCGGATGCGTTCAAGCCGCAGACGTCCGACAACATGCACTTCATCACCCCGCAGCCCGGAGGGGGTGCTTATGGCTATGATCCGCGAACCGGCGGCGTCACGACCATTATCGCACCCAATCCCGGCGATCAGGCTCCGGGTGCTCCCGTACAGGCTGGGGGCATCCCACAAGCGGCGGTCAATTATCTAAAATCAAATCCAGCCTTGAAGGGCGAGTTTGACGCAAAGTACGGGCAGGGCGCGGCAGATAGGGTTTTAGGAGGTCAGTCGGTCGCCCCGACTGGCGGGTTTCCCTGATCCGATGATGGCTCCTGGCCATATGACATCGGGACGCCGGACGGTCGAAGGAAACCGCTTGGTCGGCGGCGTTCCCAGTTCACATCATCTTTCCGGAGATGCGGCCGATTATGTCGGCACTTCGGTCAATGCCTTGAGTAGTTACTTCGGGCCGCAGGCACGTATCCTCGATGAGGGCAACCACATTCACGTTACGCTTCCTGGGTATGGGCGTGTCCCCTACTTCGGCCAGCGCGGCACCATCGGGAGACCCTGATGCCTAATCCGTTCGACCAGTTCGATAATCACGCTGGTCCAGTCTATGGCTTGCCGCGCCAAGCGCCAATGCAGACGTCCGAGCAGGCCACTGGGCAGACGCTACAGAACACCAAGAATCAGCTCGACATCGCAAATAACCCCCTGACGGTCGCGAACACCAAGACGAACATCGAGCAGGGACAGGCGAGCATCCAGAACCAGAAATTCAACCAGAATCAGGGTCTGCGACAGGAATATAACGCTCTCCCGTTGACCAAGAATTACCAGACGGTGGTTCAGAAAATGGGCAGCGCTCTAAATGCTCCTCCGGGACCACAAGGTGACCTTGACGTTCTCTATGCTTTCGCGACTGTCATGGACCCTAACTCAGTTGTCCGTGAGAGCGAGCAGGACATGGCGAAGCAGACCGCTTCGCTCTACCAGCAGCTGCAACAGAAATACCGCTCGTATCTTGAGGGTAATGGCCTTCCGCCTGAAGTGCGCCAAGGTCTCATCGAGACAATGCGCCACAATACCGCTGTCATCAACAACTCCTATAATCAACAGCGGGCGCAGTACGAGGATTTGGCCAAGCGCAACGGCTTTGATCCGGTTGAAATCGTTGGTCCCCACCTTGGGTCAACGATGCAGCCTCTGGAAAAGCAGTATATTGAGGCCCACGGCGGCACACCGCGCATCAATGGCGTACCTGTTGACCAGCCAGCCCCAGAAGGGCCGCAAACGAACGCTCCGACGCAGACGGTCGGTCAGTTCGGCGATGCTCGGGGAGAAGCCCCACTTCCGCCCCACGCCGAGGATTTCCGCAACGGCCTTTATTCCGCCATGCGCAACCGGCAGATCAATTCCCCGGCCGACATGAAGGCATGGGTCCAGCAGTTCAACCAGCAGAACGGGACACAATATCAGCCCCAGCTCACCGCGAAGGATACGCTGCGGGCCATTAACGCGGCGCGGAAGGGTCAGGCGTTCAACGTCGAACTGCCTAAATATATGCCGAACATCTCGGACGTTCGTGGCGGAGAGAACACGTCAAACCAGGATGCCTACAATGCCGGAGTTCGTGGGATCATCGACACCCCGACGCTTGGCACGATAGATAAAATCGTTGCCGCCTCAGATACCTTGTTCAAGGGCGGCACGATGGACGAAAATCTCGCCCGTCAATATGCTATCAGTGATTACGACCAACAAAAGCATCCCTACGCTCGCTTGGCCGGTCAAGCTGTGGGCGGCGCACTCGTTCCGATGGGCGAGATGGCGTCAATTCCTCAAGCCGTGGGCAAGAGCGCTGCTTTGGGGGCCGCTTATGGGGCAGGTTCGTCGCGGTCTCTTGCCGATGTACCGCAGAATGCCTTTCTGGGAGGCGTTGCCGGTGGCGCGATCGGTGGAGTAGTTGGAGGCATCCCGCGCGCCCTTGGGGCCTTGCGCCGCGCTCCCGGCGAAGTTCCGCCGCTGGTCGATCCACAGACGGGCCAGCTCAACCAGCCTCTGGAAGCGATGACTCCCGGACAGAGGGTGGTCAAAGCCGAGGAATATGGCGTCAACCTCCCCGCCGACGCAGCGGGAGGCCGTACCGCCGCTGTAATCGGCAAGGGGTTGGACATCATGCCCGGCTCTGCCGGCGTGATGGAGGATGCTCGCAGGGCCACGGAAAGCCAGATTGCCGCCGCTTCCGATGTGGTTGCCTCCCGCTTCGGCAATGCGCGCACCATGAATGAGGCGGGCTCAGAGCTTCAGCAGGCGGCGAACGCTCGGATTGAGCGCGGCAAGACCGTTATCGGCAAAGCCTATGATGCAATTCCGATTGCCGATCAGGCTCCAGCTTCGACGAGCAATAGCGTCGCCGCACTTCAAACCCTCACAGGACGATTTCAGTCAAATCCCGATCTCGCCGCCACACTGAAAGACCCAAAACTTGCCGGCTACCTCGATGCTCTGCAAAAAGGGGGCCTCAGTTGGCAGGACCTGAAGGATTTCCGGTCGATCATCGGCGAGAAGATCGGCGAGATGCGCTTCGGCGAAAGCTCCAGCACATCCGATCTCCGTGCTCTTTACGCCGGGCTCTCCGAGGACATGCAGACGACCGCTGCTCAGATGGGGCCGCGCGCGACAGCAGCATTCAATCGTGCCAACAACCTCAACCGCGAAAATGAGCAGCTGATCCAGGGAGCCTTGACCCGCATCCTCGGCAAAGACGGCCAGCTAAGCCCGGAAAAAGCAGCCGCAGCTGTCCAAGCGATGACCAAGGGCGGCAAATCGACCGGAGATCTCAAAACGCTGGCCCAAATCCGCTCGGCAACGATGAAAAGTGGGGCATGGAACGATATCGCTGCAACCATGATCCGGCTCGGGGGGCAGCCAGTCAATTCTGCCGGCAGAGACTTCAACCCGCAGACGTTCGTCAACTGGTATGCCGATATGTCCGAGCCTGCCAGGAAGATGCTGTTTGGCAAGTCCGAGCTTAGGGACGCGCTGGACGGCTTTGTTGCGGTCAACCAGCGGCTTCAGAAGGTCAATGCGCTCCGCAACACCTCGCAGACCGCTGGAAATCTCACTGCGGCAGGAACCGTGGGTACGATGGCCGCATCCATCGGTAGTCCACTACTCGGGGCCAAGCTGCTCGGCGTCATGGCCGGAAACTACGGCATGGCGAAGTTGTGGACCAACCCCGCCTTCGTCCGGTTGATTACTGGTTATTCAAAGGCTGTGGCCTCAGGAAACGATAACGCGGTTCGCTCGCAGATTGGGCGCATCGGGAAGCTCGCGACCACCAACCCTGACCTGAGAGAGCCGCTGATCGCGCTTCAAAGGCGCCTTGCTAACGACAATTACACGCCCTCGGTGGCGGCCTCAAGTTCCAACCAAGCTGACCAGAACCAGTAAGGCAGACACCGAGTAAACCCGCCATTTTCGCGGGGCGAACCAACCCACAATCACGAGCAGGAACATGACCTGCCAAGCCTTCATACGCACTCAAACGCCATGTGATCCTGAAGGTCATTTTCGGAGCTGACGCGGGCCGACTTTCCGAGTTTCGCGCAATAGTTCTGAGCGATCTGAAGCGCCTTGTTCGGCTGCCAGCCATAGCTTGAGACGATCCCGCCCGCCGGAGTGGCGGAGGTCAAATGCGGTCCAGAGCAACCGCCAACTAACAGAACCGCCGCCCAAAATCCCGTTCGCATGAGCGGGAAATAACAGCTTTTGCCCCGGAGTAACAGATGGCCCTATTTGTCCCGCCGGTCGTTCGCGCGACCGACGCCAATAATCTCGCGCTCTCGGGTGCCCAGTGGTTCTTTTACACCGCTGGAACGACCACGCCCGCTGCGGTCTATACTACCTCATCCCTTTCGGTTGCGCACGCCAACCCGGTCGTGGCGGATTCCGGTGGCCTGTTCGCGCCCATCTATCTCGATCCAGAAGTCGTCTACCGCGCTATTCTGAAAACATCCTCTGGGGCCACCATCCAGGATGTGGACCCGTACAACCCGCTAGAGACTGCCGTTGCGACCAGAGCCGCAATGGCGGCGTTTACCGGAGCCTCCACCAAAGTCGCACATCTGACGGAAGCCGGTCGGGAGGGCTTGTTCTTCTGGTCGAGCTCAAACCTGTCCGCTTATGTGACGCTCGACACGCAACAGGGAATCTATGTTGCGCCCGCATCCGATACCACTGGGGCGTCTGGGGCATGGGTGCGCAAGTTCGATGGTCCGCTCAATGTCAGGTGGTTCGGGGCCAAGGGCGATCTCTCTCAGGACGATCAGCCCGCAATCCAATGTGCTGTCAACGTCGCGGCGGGGCGGACGGTTTACGCTCCAGTCGGTCGATACAAGCTCGCCAGCGGCATCGTCGCCACGGACCCGATGCATATTGTCGGAGACGGTAATGGTGCTGGACCGGGGACGGCTTCACAGTCGAACAACAACGTAACGCAGTTCCACTATTTCGCATCAACCGGATATGTGATTCAAGTCACTTCGGTTTATCCCAGTATCTTTGAGAACTTCCAGATCAACGTAGCCGTAGCCAACCGCCCCATGACTTCAGGCGGCGGGATTTACTTGATTGGCACAGGGACCGGCACCGTCGCGAACTACAAAATCCGCAACGTGGCATTCAACTATGTCTACACCTCGATCCTCATCACTCGCCCGGCGTGGGGTGAGATTTCCGGCTGCTATTTTGGCGACTGGGTTCAGGACGCGATCAAGCTCTGGACCGACCAAAACATTGAGGGAAGCGGCGGTCACGTCTTCGCGAATTACTTCTTCGGACAGACGTCCTCCGCAACCCAGCGGTCATGCATTTATCTCGGCAGCGGCTATGTCAACATCTATGACAATGAAATGCTTGGGGCTCTCACTGGTATTTATATAGCTGCGCAAAATTCTCCTGTGGGCTTCATCCGTATTTGGCAAAACACAATCGAGGAACAGCACGACAACGGAATCTATATTTCCTCCGTCTCGAATACCGCCGTCTCTATGGTGGAGATTTGCAACAATGAGTTCTCGTGTGTCCCTAACGGGTCCACCTATGTGTCCTCTGTCAACATCGACCAGAACGGCAATCCGGCGGTTAATTTCATTACGGACTTGCACGTTTGTCAGAACATCACGCGACACACTTTTCTAGCTGCTGGCGGGAAGCATTATTACATCAGCAACTGCAAAAACGCGCTGATCTCAGGCAACATTCTTGAGGAACTCGGAGCGAACAGCCCGACAGGCATTCAGCTCACTGGCGCGTCCAGCACGGTAGGTCTGATCGCTCCGATCGTTGTCAGGGACAATCTGTTCGTCGGCACCTTTACGGCGAAATACGCACTGCCAACCAATAATGTCGTGACCGTTCACGACAGCACCGGTTCTACTGTCGCCACTCTTCCCACAAATGCTGCGAATGGCTCAAGCTTTTGGGCCACAGACGGCACGCCGGGAACCTATGGCAACGCCATAGCCGGGGCTGGCACTGGAGCCAGCGTCAAGCGCGTCGGCGGTGCTTGGGTGAACGGGTGATGCGCGCCAATTCCTCCCGCTCGGTGGAGGCTCCCTGTGGTTAATCGGAGATCCCCGCCAATGTCGGATACGCTTGGGCAAATCAGAGAGGACTTGGGCGAGTTGCGCGGGTCGGTGAAGGCCATCGAGCAATATGTCCACGAAGGGAGGCACGGCACCAACAACCTTAGCCAGAAGATCGACGCGCTGGCGGTGAAAATTACGTCCGACATGGCCTCCGTCGAGGCTAGGTTGGATGGAAGGTTGCGGAGATTGGAAACCAATGCGGCCGGTGACGAGCGATCGCGCAGCATCCTCGTCACCTTCCTGCAAAGCCCGCTGCTGGCGTGGATTTTTGCCGCTGCTGTCGTGTTCTGGTCGTGGGTTACGACTGGCGGGCACAAGCCATGAGCATCGATAGCCTCATCGAAGGCGTGCTCGGCCGCGAAGGAGGCTACACGAATAACCCTGCCGATCCAGGCGGCGCAACGATGTGGGGCATCACTGAGCGGGTAGCTCGCGCCAATGGATATGCGGGGCCGATGAATGCCCTTCCCAGAGAGACGGCGAAGGACATCTACTTTTCACAATATGTCCGCAAGCCAGGATTCGCCGCCGTCATGGCGGTGAACGAGAATATCGCTGAAGAGCTGGTTGATACCGGCGTCAACATGGGGCCAGCCATAGCCTCGATCTTTCTTCAGAAAGCACTCAACACCTTCAACAACCAGGGGCACGACTATCCAGACGTGAAGGTGGACGGCGACGTTGGGCCGGCCACCATAAGCGCCCTGAAAGCGCTTCTCGCCAAGCGCGGACACGACGGCGAAACCGTAATGCTCAGAGCTCTCAATGCCCTTCAGGGTGAGCATTACATTTCGATCGGCGCCAATCGACCGGCGAGCGAACTTTTTGAATACGGTTGGTTTCTCAATCGCATTGGGAATTTGGCGTGAACCTCCCCATCGTCCGCAATCCCATACGAGCCTTCGCGGTCGTCTGTGTTGCCGTGACCAGCGTCTTCGTCATGGTCATGTCGTTTCGGCTGCTGAACACGCTTTCCGGGCCGGATTGGTGCCGAACCGCCATCGGAGCCGACAAGGCGGACGCGAACAGCAAAATCGATGCGGCTCAATCGTGCATCGCCCTCCTCACGATCCAGCTCAAGAGCCTCGCCAACAATAGCTACATCTTCGGTGGAGTAACGGCGCTCTGCCTGCTCACCCTCATTGTGATCGTCATTGCTGGCGGCAAGCTCGACCTCAAGGTCAAGGATATCGTGGAAGCGAACATGAGCCGCGACGGCGCCGCGCAGACCGTCGCCGATGCAGCCCAAACCACAGCCGATCAAATCAAGGAGACTACGCCATGAGCATCCTAATCTTTGTCATTCTCGTCATCATCATTCTCGCGCTGCTCGTCTGGGCGGTGGACATGCTGCCCCTTGGGCCGCCGTTCAACAACATCCTGAAAGTGTTGGTCATCCTGATCGGCGTGCTTCTGATCGCTCAGAAAGCAGGGTTGTTATGATCTCTCTCCTCTTCCTCGCGCCGGTCCTCGTTCACATTGAGGGCCATGCCTATGACTGCGGCTCTCCGAAGAGCGATGCTCACGGCAATGTGTCGATGGCGGGCGATTGTTATCAAAGGGCCGCTGCGCTTTTCGTCCATGCGCCCGGTCATCAATGCCGAGTGCCAAGCGCGGCATATGACTATGCCGATGCCATCGATGAGCATGTCGTGAGCAGTGAGATGTCCAGAGCGGACGCAAAAGCGATGGAGAGGTTCGGCTATTGCCTATGTGGGCCTGAGGGCACGGTAGATTGGGACCCACGGCCGCATAATCCCGGAGGATATTTCGCTCACCCGAGCTGTAACCGCAACGGCTGGAACGGCCATCGCTACGTGGGAGAGCGCAGATGATCCGCCGCTTCATCCATTGGTGGCGATCCTCGGTGACAGGGCGCTTTGTCAGCCGCGCCTACGCCAAGGAGCATCCCGACACCACCGAAGAGCAAAAACGTCCCGTGCGTGACGATTCACTCTGAAGGAGAACGACCATGCCTAAGATCGATCCTAAAGCCGAATACCGTGTCGCCAAGTCATGGGCAAACGGCCATGTGCTCATTGCGGTGATCGCCGCCGCTGTCGCCGGGTTCATTCTCGGCGCGCTGTTGCTCTGATGTTCGGCTTCTCCACCCGCATCATTGCCATGATCGTCGGCGGAATCATCCTCATCGGCATCATCCTTTTCGGTCTCAACGAGTGCCGCGCACGCCAGTCAGCCGACAAGCAAGCGGAAGTCAGCAGCGAGCAAGGCCAAGCGTCCATCAATGCCGGCGCAACAGCGATCAATACCGTGTCCAATGTCGCCAGCAACGACGCCGCCACAGATGCCAGCGTTGCGCAGGGCCAGAGCGAGATCAGGAGCGCACCCGAGGGACAGAAGGGTAAGGCCACGCGCAATGCCGCTTGCCGCCTGAAGGCATACCGCGACACGCCCGAGTGCAAGGAGCCGCCGAAATGAGGAAGTTGACTTATATGTCAATCGCCGCGGCAGCCTTCGCGCTGTCCGGCTGCGCGCTGTCCGGCAAGACGCCGGTCTATGGCGAGATTCCGGAGTGTGAGCGGTTGATTCCGCCATCGCTGAAGGCGCCCGTGCCAGGCGTGCCGCTTCCAGAGGCTCAGAATTGGCCAGACGGGCACGAGAAGGCTGAGCCGTGGATGCAAGGCTTCCTCGGACAAACAGGACAGCTCGACAAAGCCAACGAACGCGCTCCCGCAGTCGATTACATCTATTCACAATGCCTGGAGATGCATCGCCGCGCCCTCCAGCGGGCAAAGCGCGGCGTCCTCGGAAGGATATTCGGATGAACCGCTATCTCCTCGCCCTGCTGGCCACGGCGTGCATCTCCGTTCCTGCCCAAGCCAAGGTCTGCCGCGACAGTCACGGACGATTCGTGAAGTGCCCAACGCAGACTTGCTCTGACGGCACGGTGATTCCGCTGACCAGCACATGCCCTACGCCTACCCCGACGCCGACACCAACCCCGACGCCTACGCCTACGCCTACGCCTACGCCTACGCCAGTTCCAACCACCATCGCTTATCCAGTGGTGTCGCCCAATGGCCTAAAAGGCGAGTTCGACGTCGCCGACAATTTCGATGTTCAGACGACGCTGATGCAAACCGTCGAGACGGTTCCCGCGAGTGCTGATCCGGTCGGCGCGTTTCGCTTCACCTGCCTTGCCGGGCAACTCGCAAAGGATGACCCGATCGTCTATCCGGGACAGCCGGGCAAATCGCACCTTCATCAGTTCTTCGGCAACACTGCGACGAACGCCAATTCGACCTATCAGAGCTTGCGGACGAGCGGCGGTTCGACTTGCACGGTCAATGGACTCAGCGCGTCGCCGCAACGAACAGCCTACTGGATGCCGGCGATGCTCGACGGAGCGGGAAATGTCGTCAAGCCGGATTTCATCCTCACTTATTACAAGCAATTGCCCAACGGCAGTCCAGAATGCAAGGGAGCACCGGACGCCACCCATGTCGGATATTGCGTACCAATCCCGAACGGCACCAGGTTCATCGTCGGATACAATATGGCGACTGGAGAGGGCGGGCCGACATCAGATCCCAACGGCCCATTCTCTGCCGATTACTGGGGTGAGGGGTTCGAGTGCGAAAGCCCCGATCAGCAGACCTCAAGGACGGGTTTCAAGCACTCGTTCCAGGAGATAATCGACACCGGCAAGTGCCTTGTCGGCGACCACTTACGCGTGGCCATTGCGTTTCCTAGTTGCTGGGACGGCAAGAACCTGGACACTGCCGACCACCGTTCGCATTTGGCCTATCCGAACGGGGCCCTCATTGACAACTTCCTGCCCGCCTGTCCCGCGGATCATCCCTATTCGATCCCGCAGATCGCTGAGCAAGTGTTCTTTCGCGTCGATGCCAATTTCCTCGCCGGTAAATGGGAATTGTCTTGCGACCAAATGACGGGCGGCAAGCCAAAGGGCGCCTGCCTTCACTTCGACTATTGGGAGGCTTGGTCTGCTCCCGTAAAGAACATGTGGCAGACCGGCTGCATCGACGGCCACCTAAGCTGCAATGTCGGGGAAATGGGCAACGGCCAGTCGATCATCGGAATGCAGCAAACACATCCCAACCATGTGCTGGTGCCGCTGTCGTCGATACCTTAAGCGGAGGTTGCTGCGCTGAAATCAACGCCAAGGTCCTGAAGCCATTTTACTGCGGAAACGCAATTCGCAACGGCATTGTCTCGCTCACGTCTGGCGTCATCCCTCTCCTTAAGCAGGGTAGAAATTGCTTCGGCTGCTTCGATCAGAGAATCAGCCGCCAGCAAGTGTATTGATGTCCCGCTGTCCTCAACCCAGAACGCGCGTAGCTGCCGAGCCGTGTCATTCCACGCGCAGATCAGCTTCTCATAGTCAGGCATTGGGCCGATATCCTCGCAGGAGGTGCGAAAGAGCATGATCTACCGACATCGTATCGAGAGCGTAGAAGTAGAGTTCGCTGGTCTCGCCGCGCAGCTTGTGCATCAGATATCGGTAGGTCGTTCCACCCTCGCGCGCCATAAGCTGCTCGCCGCTACTTAGCGGAACTTGGTTGCCGTCTAACGGGCCGCCAATGCATGGGGCGTGGGTGAGCTTTGCGGCAGTCATCGAATCAGTCGGCATTGCTTTCGTCCTTCAGGGCTTGGCAGGCGGCAAGCTTCTCGTGCAGACCAATCGCGCGCTCGACGAACGCTCGCACTTCTCCATCTTCACCTGTTGTCATGATGCACCTCGCTTAGCCTTGGGCGGGAGGGCGCGGAACATGCCGTGCCACTTGCCGGTGTTGCATTCGGAGCAGAGAACGGGCTGGCCCTTGGCTCTGTTATACCAGTAGGCACCTAAAGCTGTGTTCTCGACGACACCGCATTTGGAGCAGTTAAACAGCGGCATCGGTATCTCCCGCTTCGAGCTTGGCGAGGAGGGCGTCCAAAGCGTCGATTGCGTCGTCTAGCGATGGGGAACGATAGCCAGGAACCAATCCGATGCGCCTATCGACGACAGCTTGAGCGGCGTCCAGGAATAGTTCGATTGTATCGGCGGCGTCTGTCGCTCGCGCCGCTCCCCGCGCTCTACGCACCGCCGCCAATGTGCGTGGTCCTGCTTCTCGATGTGGGTTAGGTGTCATGCTGCTGGTCATTGGGCGTCCCCGCCTGCGGCGGTCGGGCTCTCATGCTTCGCACCATGCCCCTCTTCGGGGTCATGGCCTTCGGTTTCGATCCCTGACGCGGGGGAAATTGTTATTGTCAGGCCAATAAGCGGTGTCAGTTCCCAGACGAAGGCGAAGCTGACATCGCGCCCATGCGTTTCCAGGAGGCGCGCGAACGCTACTGAGTCGATCATGCTGCGGTCCCTTCAGGCTGGGCCGGGACGTATCCAGTCAGCGTCCGCGTAACCTTGTCCTTCGACCGCCACAGCATTGTGCTGAGCACCGTGTCTGGTTTTTTACCGTTCAGGATGATGCCTCGATTGGTGAGTGCGTCGAGCAGTTCGACGCGTTTCATTGGACGACCGGCTTCTTGGAGGATGGCAACAGCGGCCTCCGCAACTTCTTCCTTTGGCGGATTGGAAGTACGCGGAAGTGTGCGTTTGGCGTTCTCTCTCTTCTCGCTTGGCGGGACGGGAATGCCGGCGATTTCAAACCATGAAGCTATGAAGTGATTTAGCCGCTTGAGTTCGGCAGCAAGTGCGGGGATTTGCGCCTCTATTTCCCGACGCCGCTCTATGGCGGTATTAAGCGCGATGTCGCCGATCATTGCCGCACTCCTGCGATAGCGATGCGATGCTGGCACGAAGACGCCGTAGGCGGCTGAGCCCCGAAGGGGTCGCAGCGCGGGCCGAAGGCATCGCCAGAACTATGTCGGTTAGGCAT